AGAATACCGTAGTGCAGGCATCGAGTGTCCAGTATATCTTATGCCGCTTGGCGGACGTTCGGAAGAATATAACCTCAACGTTAAAGAAGTCGCCGAAGCATGTATGGAGCGAGGTTGGCGCTTCTCACCAAGACTCCACATATCGCTATTCGGAAACGCCTGGGGAACCTAGTCCAGTGTTTGAAAAAGGTTATCCTTCTTATGACGCAGTTAATAAAAAGAAGGGTGTTACAGATCAAGAGATGGAAAAGAAATTAAGAGAGGCAGGATTATAATGGGTTGGTGGAACAAACTCGTAAGAGATAAAAAACTAGAGCAGGCTACAGAAGAAGTAAAGACTTCTGAAGAACTTCGTCGTGAAGCACTTGAAGCGGAAAAACAAGCCGCAACAGAAAAAGGTGAAGCATGGGTTGCTGTGCTCGATACGCAAGTAAATCCTGACAATGTACGTAACGGCTTTTTTGAACTTGACTGGAATAATCAGTTTATCGAAGAATTACTTGACGCAGGTTACAAAGGTGAAAGCAACGAGCAAATTGTAGATGCATGGTTTAGAACTATTGTAATTCAAATGCTTGAAGAAGAAAACATGTCTATGGATAGAGAAATGGGCTATGTAAACGTGGTTCCGATTTCAGATGGGAAAAGTGAAGTAAAATGATGCGCGACGACTTAATGGTGCAACAACAGGTAGAAAATGTTTGGCAACATATGATAGGTGTTATGTGTCTAAATCAAACAGGACGCAAACAAGTTAAAGCAGTACTACCCAAATTCTTTAAACGTTGGCCAACACATGATGCATTGCTACATGCAACACGCAACGAGATCGAAGAAGTAATCGCACCTTTAGGAATGCGTAGTGTAAGAGCAGAGCGCATTTACCGCATGAGTGAACAGTTTGGTGATTGGGACGGTGAAGATGCAACTGAACTATATGGCATTGGAAAATATGGTTCTGATAGTTACAGACTGTTTTACAAAAAAGAACTACCGGATAACGTAGGCGACCACGAACTAAAACGGTATATCGAAGAAGAATTTCTGGTTGACAATTAATAACATTTATGTAATAATATACAATGTAATAAACATGTATAGGTTATAATCATGGCAACATATGTACTTGTAGACACTGCTAACACTTTCTTCCGCGCACGTCATGTAGTACGCGGCGATATCGACACGAAAGTAGGTATGGCACTACATATCACACTTAACAGTATTAAGAAAGCATGGAAAGACTTTAACGCTGATCATATTGTATTTTGCTTAGAAGGACGTTCGTGGCACAAGGACTATTATAAGCCTTACAAGCGTAACCGTCAAGAAGCACGTGATGCGCTTACTCCACGCGAAGCAGAAGAAGATAAAGTGTTTTGGGAGATCTTTGATGAATTCAAAGACTTTATCAATACTAAGACAAACTGCACTATGATCCGGCATCCGCAACTAGAAGCAGATGATCTTATTGCAGGTTGGATACAAAATCATCCCAACGACAATCATGTTATTATTTCAACTGATGGTGACTTTGCACAACTTATTGCACCTAACGTAAAGCAGTACAATGGTGTTAGTAACACTACTATTACACACGAAGGTTACTTTGACGACAAGGGTGTAGAAGTTATTGACAAGAAAACTAAACTGCCAAAAGAAAAGCCACACCCTGAATGGCAACTGTTTGAAAAGTGTATGCGTGGTGATACAAGTGATAACGTGTTCAGTGCGTATCCAGGTGTGCGTAAGAAAGGCACTAAGAACAAAGTAGGACTATTAGAAGCATTTGCAGACAAAGATACAAAAGGCTACAACTGGAATAACATGATGCTACAGCGTTGGGTAGATCACAATGGTGAAGAACATCGTGTGCTAGATGATTACAATCGAAATGTTGTATTATGTGACTTGACAGCACAGCCTGCAGAAGTAAAAGAAATGATCAACGAGACAATCGCATCTGTTGAGAGCAAACAAATTTCGCAAGTCGGTATGCGTCTTATGAAGTTCTGTGCTAAATGGGATATGCAACGAATTGCTGATCAAGCACAACAATATGCTGAACCACTACAAGCGAGGTACCCGCAATGACAATTAAAGCAAAAGAAGTATTGAAAAACAAGTTTTGGATCGTTGAAGAAAACGGTCAAAGTGTTGGCACACTTAGCGCCAGCGATGAATGTTATACATATTCGTGTAGCACAGGCACACAGGTATTTCCTACATTTGATAAACTTAAAAAACATCTTGGCAAAGTAAACTGGAGTGTAGTTGACGAACCTGCAGGAAAAGAATTCGAAGTGCATAGCTTTCCTACAAGTTGTGAACCTTTCAATCAGATGTATGACGTAAAGCGTAAACTGCCTTTGTTTAGCAAAAGCAACAAAAGCAAGAGTCTTTACTGTGCTGGTTATTATACAATCAAGTTTGACAAAGGTTGGGTGAAAAGTTTCTGTCCTAAACTAATTACTATTGAGCGTTATGAATATCGTGGTCCGTTCAAAACAGATTTAGAAATGCGTCAGGAGTTAAGCCGTGTCAATAGAGCCTCTTAATACATCAAGTATTCAAACATTTATTAATACTGTAAAAAGTGCAGAAGCAGGACAAGCCCGTGAGGTAAAACTTAGTATGCCGCAAGCAAAAGCACTTGCGTTTACACTAGGTGTTGTAATGAGCAGACTGCACGGAGATCTCGAAAAGTATGTCAAAGAAAACGCTGTATCTGCACAAGACGAAGCCGTAGAAGTGCAATTAGACGGCGGAGATAACTGGTAGTTTTACTCAAAAAAGAGATAAATATATGCGTATATAATTAAAGGAATACGCATATGAGTAGGCCAAAGCCCACCGTACTGTTAGAATTTGTAAATAAGAAAACCTATCGAAGCGAACAGATTTTAGATGCTGAAGCAATCTGGGCTGTGTTCTATCAAGGCAAACCTTTTAATTTACGCAGTTCTAACATGCTTACAAATTACCCAGGTCCGAAGTATAAAAAAACAAGTTTTTCAAATCCAGGACATGCCCATAACTTGGCTAAAAAGTTAAACGACATGTTTGACTGCGACGACTTCAAAGTAGTAATGCTTACTAATGGCGAAGAAGTGGTAGAATGAACTGGAAAGAAACCTACACTAAAATCTTTCTAAAATCAGCAGATATTGCAATTACAGAAGCAAGTATGCGTGAGTATATGCCTGTGTGGTGGCAAAATGTTAGATCGAAAGATGAGGGTGGGTTGCGACTTACAGACGAAGGAATGGAGTTTCTAAAGGCTCGTGTAGGATTGACTACATATGATGTGCCTTTTCCTCGCGACTTTGTTCTTACAACTCAAACAATCATATGGTTAGATCAGTTTATTGATTGTCCATACTGGCTAGGACGCAATGGCATGATTGTCACAGACGAAAAGAAAGCAGTCGAACTACATCTTTTCAGTGGCGATGTAAAAAAGTATGGCATAACCAAAGCAATGAAAAGACAACAAAAAGATTCCAAAAAAGGTTGACCTATACGTTATTCGGTGTTATATTAGTTACATAATAAGGCACTGAGAAAACAAGAAGGAATACATTATGGAAGCAACTGTAGCACGTACTGTTTCACCGAATAGCGCAAAGAAAAGCATTGTTCGCGCATTTACAAAGAAACGTCCTATCTTTTTGTGGGGACCTCCGGGTATTGGTAAGTCAGACATTATTCACCAAATTGGTGACTCAATGGATGCACTTGTAATTGACGTTCGTTTGTCACTTTGGGAACCTACAGACATCAAAGGTATTCCATATTATGCATCAAATGATAACTGCATGATGTGGGCTCCGCCAGCAGAACTACCTACTGCTGAAATGGCGGCAAAATACAAGAACATTATTTTGTTCTTAGATGAGATGAACTCGGCAGCGCCTGCGGTACAAGCGGCAGCATACCAGTTAATTCTCAACCGTAAAGTTGGTCAGTATGCACTGCCCGACAATGTACTAATTGTAGCGGCAGGTAACCGCGAAGCAGACAAAGGTGTTACGTATCGTATGCCTGCTCCGCTTGCTAACCGCTTTGTTCACTTAGAACTTGCTGTTAATTTTGATGACTGGTTCGAGTGGGCTGTTGCAAATGATCAACACGCTGATGTGATTGGTTACTTGCAGTTTGCTAAAAAAGATTTATACGATTTCGATCCTAAGTCTCCAAGCCGTTCGTTTGCTACGCCTCGTTCGTGGTCGTTTGTAAGTGAACTGTTAGAAGATGATGAGGACGAAACTACCACAACAGATCTTGTTAGTGGTGCAGTTGGCGAAGGTTTGGCTGTCAAATTTATGGCGCACCGTAAGGTTGCTTCACAATTACCTAACCCATCTGATATTTTGGCAGGAAAAGTAACAGATTTGAAAACACAAGAAATCAGTGCCATGTATTCCTTGACTGTTTCACTTTGTTACGAACTTAAACAAGCCGCAGACAGTGGCTCTAAAAAGTTTGACGATATGGTCAATAACTTCCTGCGTTTTGCAATGGATAACTTCGAAACTGAACTTGTTGTAATGGGTATTAAGGTAGCGATTACACAGTATCAACTTCCAATCGATCCAGATGAAGTTGAATGTTTTGATGAGTTCCATGAGCGTTTTGGTAAGTACATACAAGCCGCAAACGCATAGTAGGAGGGGGCTAGACCCCCTTCTACCATTTTACTTGACATCACAGCGCAATGATGTAATAATGTATAATGTAACAAAAGGACGATAACATGGCACATCCGATGAGAAAATTAGAAGGCACAAAACACTGGTCACCAGACCCAGATATTACGCAAGAACAACTTGAAGAAATGCGTGTTAAGGTGCTTGACGAAATTATTGTAGCCCGTGTGGGCCTTTTGCTACGACATCCTTTCTTTGGTAACATGGCAACACGTTTGCGCATTGTTGCCGCAGACGACTGGTTGCCCACCGCCGCAGTTGACGGACGTAACTTGTATTACAATACACAATTCTTTAATGCACTTGGCAAGAAAGAAATTGAGTTTGTTATTGCACACGAAATCCTACACTGCGTATTTGATCACTTAGAACGTAGAGGTGATCGCAATCCTATGATCTATAACATTGCCGCAGACTACAAAGTAAACAATACACTTGTACGTGACGGCATCGGTGAAAAGCCCAAGGTTGTAGACTGCTTCCAAGACTTCAAATACGAAGAATGGACTTCAGAAGAGATTTATGATGAACTGTTCGAAGAAGCAAAAAAGAACGGCGAAGAGTTCTTAAAAGAACTTGGCGAAATGCTTGACGAACACTTGGATATGGAAGGTGACGATGAAGGCGAAAACGCAACCGAGGGCACAGACGGCAACGGCAATAAAGTCAGCAAAGGTCGGCCAAAGTATAGCAAAGAAGAACTTCGCAAAATCCGCGACGAAATTAAAGAAAACATGATTTCATCTGCTCAGAGTGCTGGCGCTGGTAATGTGCCTGCAGGTGTTGAGCGCATGATCAAAGAACTTACAGAACCTAAGATGAACTGGCGTGAATTACTGCGTCAGCAAATCCAAAGCACAATCCGCAATGACTATACATTTAGTCGCCCTTCACGCAAAGGTTGGCACACAGGTGCTATCCTGCCAGGTATGAATTTTGACGAAACAATTGATATTTGTGTATGCTTAGATATGAGCGGCTCAATTGGTGACATTCAGGCACGTGACTTCCTAAGCGAAATCAAAGGCATTATGGACGAATACAAAGATTATAATGTAAAGATCTGGTGTTTTGATACGGAAGTTTACAATGAACAAGACTTTAGTGCAGACGGCGGCGATGACTTGTCATCATACGAAATCAAAGGCGGTGGCGGCACAAGTTTTGATGTGAACTGGGATTACATGAAAGAAAACGACATTGTACCTAAAAAATTAATTATGTTTACAGATGGTTACCCATGGGGGTCATGGGGAGAAGAAGATTACTGTGATACTATTTTTGTTATTCACAGCAACCGCGATAAATCACTGCAAGCACCATTTGGAGTAACTGCACACTATGAGGAAGCGGCTTAAAAACCTAAATCCTTTAGATTTATTTGATGCACGGGTCATGCCCGTCGCACCGCCACACTTTCAATATACTGAGATTGAATTGAAATATAATTTAGAATCTGCTGTTAGTAATTGGATTGAAGACAACCTAAAAGGCAGATTCTTTGTAGGCCGTTCGCTAAGTAAAAGCGGACAGAGTGTACTGAAGATTGGATTCGAAGAAGGCAAAGAGTTAAGTTATTTCACTCTTGCTTGCCCACATCTTAGGTACAAATAAATAAAACGTCATATATAATTATACAGGAGATACGTAATGAGTGACAACGAAACAACTGAAGCAACAATCGAAGCGCCAGCAACGGAAGCACCTGCTGAGCAGGCCGAAGGTGGTGTTGAACTAACTATTCAAGATCTTGCAGGTTTAAAAACAATCATTGATGTTGCTACACAGCGCGGTGCTTTTAAGGCAAATGAAATGATGAGTGTAGGTACAATCTACAACAAACTTGAAACTTTCTTGAATACTGTTGCCGCACAAGCACAGGCACAAGGAAATCAAGAAGGAGCATAATATGGCTAACCTAAAACACGTTGGTAGACTTACTACTAACAACAGACGGTTAATTGTTGCATATAGAGTGTTACCAGGTGATCCAGACAACTGTTTAGTTGTGCATACTGAATCACTTGATTCTGCTGATCATGATGATCTAATCAAATTGGTAGAAAGTAATGCTGGGCAATCAGAAGACCACCTTGCTATTGCTATGGCAAGAACACAACTACAAGATGGTAGAAACATGCTATCAGGTTTCCACACTACAGGAAAACTTGTAAAAGTTCCTACAGAAATTGTAGAACTAACACCAAACAATCAATCTTCAGTAAACTTAAAAGAGTTGAACGAGATGATTGCACAACAACAAGGTGTAACAGTAGCAGATCTTGCACCAGGTGATCCTACAGGTGCAACACCTACACCAACACCGACACAGACAACACCAGTAACAACTGAGCAAATGGCACAGGATACTGGCGTTATCACTGACGAAGATTTGGCGGCACAATATCGTTCGCAAGCAGACAGTCTTTTTAAAGAAGCAAAAAGACTAAGAGAACAAGCAGAAGAACTTGTTCCTACAAAGCGTAAGAGTAAAGCCAAAGAAAGTGTCCAGTAAATTATCACCAGACGTTATCTCGGCATGGCCGGAGGTGTTCAAAGACATAGAAATCCATACTGTGCCCTTTGAATACCTCCATTCCATTACTATCTACTTTGAAAGTGGCAAGCAGTGGATTATTGACATTGACGAAAAAGCAAAAGCAAATCCTGATTTTGATTACGGTTTAGAAGCATTATTCGAAGAATATGCAGATCAGATTGTTAATATTGACTTCCGCATTAATGTTAAAAAAGTCCGTAACGATATTGAAAAACGCACAAAACATTTCCTGAAGAAGCGTAAATAGTAAAATACAGTTAGATGACAACTGTGATAAATACTGTATAAGAATATTATTTTATAATCAGGAGCCATAAATGAGTTTAAGATTAAGACGCGGTACTGATGCTGAAAGACAAGCAGTAACGTTCCTAGAGGGCGAACTAGTCTATACCACGGATACAAAGAAGTTATTCGTAGGTGATGGCACCACAGCAGGTGGTGTTTCAGTTGATTCAGCATTAGGAAGTATTAATTCATTATCAGATGTCGATACAGCAGGCATTGCTGTAGGACAAGTATTACAATGGAATGGAAGCAATTTTATTCCAGGATATGCAGACAGAGAAAGTGTGTTTGGTCAAGACAGCACACTACTGGTTGATGCAATTAATAGTAGCATTAATTTAGATGGTACTGTAAAAGGCGATATCATTCCTGACACAAATATTGCTTATGATTTAGGCTCCACAAGCAATAGATTCCGTGATCTTTATCTATCAGGTACAACAATTGATTTAGGCGGTACTACAATCAGTACCACAGGCGGCAAGGTAAACTTTAGTGTGCCGGTTCAAGCAGAATTTGAACTAAATCAAAACATGGATCTAAAGAACTATTATATCACATCTACAGATGCATCTCCAAACATAAGTGTTCGTCCTGGTACAAATGCAGACTTCAATGTTGCTACTGTGGCAGGTGTAAAATTATTTGAAGTAGACTTAGATACAAATACATATGGTACACCAGCAGGTGAAAAAACAGTATTACAACTTCCTGTTTTTTCATCAAACGATTATACTGCTCACGGATTAGACGAAGCAATAGGACAGCTTGTATTTGACAATCCAAGTAAAACTCTAAAGGTTTACAATGGTACCGATTGGGTAACAGTGCAAGGCACAGGCGGTGGCGGTGGCGCAGGTATTGTAGAAGGACAAGAATACAATATTAATATCCAAGGTAATGTTGTTGGTGATGATAGTACAATTATTGTTAATCACAATACAAATGAAGTCAATGGCGATATAGTAGTTGCAAGAACCGAGTTTAGAGGTGACTTAGTAGGCGATATTATTTCATCAGATAGTGGCATTGTTTTAGATACTTCTCTTGCAAGACTTACAGGTGATGTTCACGGTACATCTGGTGCTGTACTAACATCTAATAGTGGTCCAAGTGATGCACGATTAGATGCTTTTAGAGTTGATGCTACAGAAATTAATGGTGCTTTGACTGGTAACGTAATTGGTAACGTAACTGGTAATGTTACTGCTACTACAGGTACTTCATCATTTTTTGCAGTAACCACAGCAAACAACCTTACTGTTTCTGGAGCAGGTTCAGTGACAGGCGATTTGACTGTAAACGGAAACTTGATTGCTAATGGCAATATTACTGGTGACGTTGACGGTGATGTACAAGGTAGTATTTTTGCAGAAAACTCTTCAGTCCTAGTTGATGCTATTGCCGCAGAAATTAACGGTCGTATTAACACAGACTTAGAATCTTATTTCGAAGGTCCAGTAAACTTTGGTAAGAATACTTCTACAAACCATAAAGTACAGTACTTCTCAACAAGCACTAATGGCAGTTTCTCAGACAGTGTAATTAATGTTGCAAACGTACATAATGATGCAACATACTGTAACGAACTTGGTTTATTTAGAGCAAGAGGTACAGTAGATGCACAAACTTCTGCGGCAGTAAACGACTTAATTGGTACACTTAGCTGGGCCGCATACGATGGCACTGCACCACAAATTGCTAACGCTATTAAGAGCCAGGTTACTGCTATTTCGGCCAACAACGTAACAGCTGATATGTGTTTTTATGTGCGTAATGGACTTATTGGTACATTTACAAAAACACTTACTATCCAAGGTAGTACAAACGGTGGTATGGTATCTGAAGCATTCATTCAGTTTGGTTCATATACAACAACTGAAAGAGATGCACTTACAGCGGCAAACGGAATGGTGCTGTACAATTCAACTGACAACAAATTCCAAGGCTATGAAAATGGTGCTTGGGTCAATCTAGTTTAAATAATTCATTATTATCATACAGGCTTACGAGTTCTTCGAACTCTAAGTCTGTTGTGAATTGTGCATTAAATCTATAATCATCTGTAGGATTCACTGCATTATGATATTCTTGTAAATTAAAAATTACAGGCATATTTTTTCTGTAATCAACACTTGCTCGCAGTTCGAATTTTGCATTATCATAATCCTTGTATTCTCCTTCAACAAGATCAAAAAAGTTTGTTGGCCCATATATTTCCATGTCAAAAGGATACACAGGAAAATTAATTAGTGTAACTCTAGGAGGCAGTCCTTCAACTTTTCTGTCAATATGTATTTTTCCATCAGTGAAAGGTGTTTGTCCTATAATTTCGTAAGACACAGGAATGTTAAATCTTTTGCCAACTTCATCCATTAATTCATTAGGCATTAAGTCTCTAGGACAAAACCAGTTCCAATCATACTTACCATACTTGTTAACACGATAGTTAGCACTTCTAATATAATTTTCTGCATTGCTTAATATATTATCAGCTAGTGCTTTGCGAGTTTCTGGTTTAAAATTAATACCTTCTACATATTCAAAGTATGGTCTCATTTAACAAATCCTTGTATATTTTTTCAGCAAATTGTATATGACTATTTACACCCGGATGTCTTCCGTCATCTCCATAATCAACTAATTCCATTTTGTATTTGTCACTAGCAACAAAGGTGTAGCAACTTAAATAATCTTTGTATGCTATGTTATTTTGTTTTGCATACAAATTAACAAATTGTTCGAACAAATAAAAATCCTGTTGTGCATGATAATCGCTAAAATACTTTTTGTATAACTCTGTTGCTTTTTGTTTATTAGCACCATACCAAACACCTATATGTTCTACACTGTGTTCACCTAACCAGCAATAGCGAGTAATTTCGGGCCATGCAATAATACATAAATCATTTGGTTGGAAATTATATTCCATAACACGATGTACAATGTATCTTCCACTACAACCCGGTTCTCCGTTGTTTACAACTTCTAAACCTGTAAGTTTTGAAAGTTCACTAGGCCAACTAGTAGTGCAAGACTCCCCTAGAGTATTACTACAACCAAATGCTACTATTCTACTTACGGCCAAGATAGTACATCCTTTTACCCATGTCAAGTGCTACTATATCGCCTGTTGCGTACCAGTCATCGTATATGCTCGTAGGGCCTTTTACATAAAGTTCGTGATCTACAATTTTCCAATCACAATAATACACATCACCCATAATAGTATAATCATCAGGACAACGCTGTTTAACATATTGTACTTTGTCCATACTGTCAAATTCAATATTAATTGTAATAGGTCCTATTTCGCTCATGCCCCAGTTGGGTTGTACGATTGCTCCGCGTTCTACAAAGGCTTCTATCATTTCCCATGTTACAGGATCACTTCCGCCTAAAATCCGTTTGCCTTTAAGATTTGCATCTTTAAAGCCTTTTGTGTTCATGAGTGCAGTCATTTGTGCAGGAGCAAGAAAAGTATGTGTGTAGTTTGCAAAATCTTTAAGGAACGTAAAAGCATTGAACTGTTGTACGTGGAATTCTGCACCAATGTCGTACGCAGGAAGGGTTTGTGTAAGCAATCCTCCTGCATGGGTCATACGAGTCACTGTAAGTACTTTACTACGCTGTGTGAGCTTCTGTGCGCTTACAGCAACGTCTATACAAGCACGTAAGTTCTCAGGACTTCTAAACACATCTTTAGGCGTTCCTGTTGTTCCGCTTGAACTTATTGTAACACCATTTTTTAATATATCTGCATAATCTATCATTGTTCATACTTTGCTAAACTATTGTTAATTGTATTTTGTACCCTAACAAAGCGTACAAGCCCGTACAGCTGGTTTATATGCTCTGCACCAACATAAGTACATGCACTACGCAATCCACCTTGTATCTGCTTTAAAACGCTTTTAATAGACCCTTTACAGGGTATTAGTAGATCTCTACCTTCATTTGGCCTATACTCTTGTTCAGTGGGTTTAGTTAGATCATACATTTTAGAACTGCCTAGTCCATAGAAGTTTACATACTTTTTGCCGTCAATTTCTACAATATTATCACACTCTTCTGATTTAGAAACCATACCTGCAATCATTACCATACTTGCACCTGCACCGATTGCTTTTGCAACATCGCCTGCTGTAACACATCCGCCGTCTGAAATAACACCAACATTATGATATTTTGCTTCTTCATAGCAATCCATAATTGCACTAAGTTGCGGAATACCTACACCAACTTCAGAACGAGTCTTGCAAGCGGCTCCGCTACCTACACCTACTTTTACATAATCGGCGCCTTCGTCGGCAAACTGTGGTATTAGTTCAGGAGTAGCAATATTGCCTACGCTAATTTTAATGTTTGGAAAACGCATTTTATATGTACGAAGTGTTTCAAGTATGCCATCTACATTTGCATAAACATTTGCAATGTCAATGTTAATCATGCCTATGTCAGGATAACAACTTACTACATCAAGCGTTTTTTCTTTGTCCCAAGATTGTACACCGCTAGTAATTGCAATGTATCTACGATCTGACATTTTTTCCAATTCTATTTTGTGTTGTTCTGCTGTATATTCTTTGTGTATAAATGTAAACACCTTCATAGGTGTAAGTATATTTGCAATTTTATATGTGCCTGTGCTTAACATATTAGACACAATTACAGGTACTGCTGTTGTATCTAACCAGTCAATTTCAATGTTTACACTTTTACGTGTTAGCGGTACCCTGGATGCTACAGGTTTAATTAACACGTCTGAAAAATCTAATTTTAATTCTTCATCTACTTTATTCATATTTTCTCGCTATCAAATTCCAACAAGGATATTTTTTCCACTGTCCATGTGGAGGAATAGTAATTTCTTCACATAGTAGTATACTGTATTTGTCAAAAATAATATCTTCCTTGTTAAGTTCTGGAGGAATATATTCGCCAGGTATTCTGTTGTAACTATGTTCAATATCGTTTCTTCCCGACTGTTGACAATAGATTCCATTAGGGTTTAAAGATGCGTTTAATTTCCTGACGTAATCATGTCTGTACGTTTCAGGTAAAAAGTGATAGAATCCGAAATCTATCACTGCATCAAAACCAATTGGCCATTCTTCATTCATCAGATCAAACTGTCTAAAGATACAATTAGTACCTCTTTCATTTGCTTGTGCTATAGCACGTTTACTAATATCTAAACCTAATACTTCATATCCGCATTGTTCAAGAAAGAAACTGTTTCTGCCTCTGCCGCATCCTAAATCAAGTATAACAGCATCCTTAGGCAAATACTCTACAAACTTTTTTAAAAGGTTAGCAGGAGCATTACTCCAAGGAACTAATTCTTTTTTATAAATGCTGTTCCAAAAGTCTGCATCAAAAACTTCATCTATGTCTGTAATGTTTACTGGCACTGGAAGTCCTCAATCGCTTGTTCGAATGTCTCGTCATATGTCCAACTGGCAATAATACGATTATCATTAGATCTATTTTCTATACTGTGTGGTGCATTAGTGTTTATAATAGCAGTATTGTTAAGTATATGCTTGTACAAAACAGTTTTAGGTTGCACGTAAGTAAGATAATTATTGCTTTTCCAAGTATCTTCTATGCTTCCAAACTTTGTAGTAACTTCATGTAATTCTGTATAGTTGTTATCGTAAAAAATAACATCGCATTCTTCATAATTATGTAAAGGAATATTAATCGCTGTGACTCTATGTTTATCTACATGAGTAGGCCAAGTTCCTGTTTCAGCTTTTAATATTTTTATGTAATCTTTTAGTTTAGGGTGTTGCTCTCGAATACTAGACAAATATTCATCATCGTCAACTTTAATAAAAACTCTATCTGTATAATCCGCTAACGCCCAAGGATCAGGAGTAGACAACCATTTTTCTGTTAGAATTTCTTTTGCTTTTGTATACAGATATGCTCTATCTATAAAGTCTGGTATTTCAAACACAAAATTATTCATATAATTATATCCTTGTATCTATTTTCGTAAAAAGTCACTACATCTTCGTAACTTTCTTCAAAACACATTTGGAAAACAATGCGTGTATTGTTATCTGGAGTAAAATGTACATTGTGATAATGATCACCAGTGTTTAAGATAGCACCGTTGCCGCTGTAGTCTGCTTCGCAAACAAAGTTTTTATCATCGTCGTAGAAATGTGTTACTCCACAATTTTCTGTCAAAGAAAAACTTATAACAGTTTGTCTGGGAATATATGTGCCATCAAATTCGTTGTGCCTATTTTTATCTTTGTGAATAACACTATCTGGTTCGTTCACTCTAAGCATCTGGCATGCACAATTTAAATGTTCTGTAAAAGGTTGTAGTCTACTTGGAAATTTAAAAAAACTGATCTTATAACTTATATCTACAAACGCATTTGGCATTTCAGCGAGACCTAAAAGATCTCGCTTAGTTTCATTGCTTACTAAATTTTTTATTACTCTAAAATATGGATCACAATTCTGTAACATAGCTAGGGTCATTCATCCTATAATTGTACTGGTCAATCAGTAAGTCGGTAATAGGGCCTGTAACTGTTGTAGGTGTTATACCTCCGCTTGAACTTGTAATAAAAACTTCATCAGCATCTTCAAACATTTGGGTTGTTATAGGCATTCTAATAAATGTATATCCGCAGTCTTTGGCAATGTCTTCTACTACACTCATTGTTATGCCTTTTAGTACATTTTTATCAGCAGTATAGATAATTTTATTTTTTACTATACCTACATTAAATCCAGGACCTTCTGTTACTAATCCTCTAGTGTCTACTAACACTGTTGTATCATATCCTTCTGGTCGTGTGCGTTGACTCATTGTAAGTTCAATCCATGCCATATTCTTGTATGACTGTCCATAATAATCGTCATTGACACGATTTGTATTTTTGTCTAAGAACAATTTTACTTGCGGAGTACTTGCAATAGGATAGCTAGGCTTTATATACATAGCAAAATGTGTAGGGCAATTTTCTAAATCTCTTGGATTGCCACTTGGCGGAAAGCCTCTCCAAAGAATAAACCAAACAAATGCGTTTTGCAACTGAGGCACTTCTTCTAGTCTACTTTGTGCATTTAGACGCACTTGACTTGCTTGATTTTTATCTACAATAGTTTTTATGATATTTAAAAAATCAACATCGGGCACTTCTAGTCCATAGCGACTTGCACTGTTGCGAAACCTTTCTAGGTGCCGGTCAAAACAAAATGCTTTGCCATTGTAAATTGGCATAACATCATATGTTGCATCACAATGAATAAAACCAAAGTCTAATACACTAGGTCCTATATCTTTTATTGGCAAGTATTCGCCGTTTTTGTATGCTATTAAATCAACTACTTTAGTCATCAAAATGTACCTTCTTCAACTGTGGATCATCAGGCAATTTTTGCTTCAGTGTTTTTAATCGATTTATTCTCCATTCAAGGAGTTTAAAATCTAACACCCAAGGAAAAATTGCGTGAATTAGACTGCCAATAGTTACACCCAATAAAAAGAAAAATTCACCTATTGCAAGTTTAAAATGCCACCAATATCCTGCATTAGGCTTTCCAGCTTTTTGCTTTGCTTCTTGTAAATGTTTAAAATTATACCACATAGCATCCTTTCAACTTGTTTCTTCGTCTTGTGTATTCCTCAATATTTAATTTCCAGACAGTCTGCTCAGTGTAGTATAACATCATTTCACCATGCTTGTCAAGTATTCCTTGCCTAGCAAGCAGACCCATTAGTTTGTGATTACGAGCGGCTTTGCCATTACTATGCTCGTGGTAAGTGTTTGTGGTAATATATAGTTCATCTGTAGGACAATATTCTATAAACTTGGGTATCATTTCACGTTGTGTAATACTGTTCCAATCTCCTTTTCCTAATCCTGTAAACGTATCTTGCATAGGTAATTCGCAACCTCTAAACATAATACGCCAAGCATTTGGACTTACTTCAGGTAATGGATGACATCCTGCTACTGCTACTATTTCATTATCCTTAACTGCACAAAAATACTCACCTTGGTTTTTACACCAAAGCAGTTTCATAGCTTGAAAACTTTGGTTGTTCTGATAACCTAGTTCTTTACACTTATTGCAAAAAACTTGTAACATATCTAGGTGTTTGTCTTGTAAAACTTCTATCTTCATCTTTGTGAAAAATTATCTGTTATAGTATTGTAACTGTTTTCATTTAATAAAACATTTGCTACTAACCAATAACTGGGCTCTAATTGATTGTTAAAAAGTGTATGCTCTTTTGCTGTGTTTAAAAAATACAACTTACCCTGTTCCCAGTTTAGCAATTTTTCTTCTAGCAAAAAAGGACAGATGTTACGCAAAGGACTTATTAATCTTACGCTGTCAAAGTTGTTTCTTCTATAATCTCTATGTGGCGGAAAATATCCTCCCGGATTTAACTTAATTACATGTGTGCGAAACAGAAATTCTTCATAAGGTTTTAGCATACCTTGAATGTCATTATTGTTGTATGCTTCTGTAAAAACATCAAAGTCTTTTTCTTCGTAGCTAGTACCTTTTTCTGCATTGTATTGATGTAAACTATCTAAGTCAGGAATACCAGTCATTCCGCCATCTAAACTTGTAATGCTTAATCCGTCTCTATCAATACTTGTTCTAGGATTATATCTAACATATTCAAAGTTATCCTCGGTCCACGAAACATATCTGTTTCCAGACATACTTTGTTTTAGTTGTAGCTGGTCTCCGTAGACTACTAAACTGTGATAAAGTGAGTGCATATGTTACTTACCACATATAGTAATACTAGCAGTTAAAGGTGGATAATTACAATATGCAGTTCTCAAAACTTTCATTAGAATATTGGAATACAGATTACACTATACAATGGCGACCATTAGACATGTGTAACTATGATTGCAGTTATTGTAGTCCTAGCAATCACATAGCAATAGACAAAAAGAAAATACCCACAGCAGATGAATTAATTAGAGTATCTAAAAAATTACGTAACCAAATACCATTTTGTAAAAAAACAATGATTGTAATTACAGGAGGTGAGCCATTTCTTATAAAAGACATTGACAAATGGTTAAAGTTTTTAAGTGACAACAACTTTCATGTTATGCTGTTCACAAATGGAAGTATGCCAATTAAAATGTATGAACGCTGTAGAGATACATTTTCATTTAAAAATTTAGAAATAAAAATCAGTTATCATCCTGAAAGTGCTGTTATAGACGACATTGTACGTCTTGCTGTAATGATAAAGGATGCTGGCGGAGACGTAGAAGTTCGAGGTATGCTTGTAAAAGGACTGTTTCGAAAAACAGAATTACTAGAAAAAATCTTATTGACACATAATATACCTACTGTAAAATTACCTGTGTTTCCACTGTATAATGCAGAAACAAAACAATTTAACATGCCGTTTAATAGCAGTCGTGACCTAAAAAATTACAAACAAACTATAGGTAATGATGGATACTTCGACGACAATGAATTACAAACACTAAAGAACTTAGAAGATAATACACAAGACTATTTGCCAGATGTACTATTAGAAACAGAAGAAGGCACTGTCAAAATGCCTGTGAGCAAATTCATTGCACAAGGCCATAATAAGTTTAAAGGTTACAAGTGTGAAGTAACACAACGTAAATTACTCATAGAAGCAGACGGCAGAATGAAAAATGGTGTTTGTGGTAATGATGGTGTTATTGGAAATATTTTCACAGATAGTGTAGATTTTTTTCAAGACCTACCTACTACATGCACTAGAGAACAATGTCATGTTGCAGAAGAAGTAATGATTACAAAATTTTTCTCTTAGGAATTTTACTATCTGCAGAACTTACGCAACTTTTGGTAATACACGTTTTTGGCTCTTTAAACAAGGTAAACCCTGTTTCGATGTTGCCAAGGGGTGCATCGTGGCATGAATAGCTTCTTTTTA